GGCTATAAGGCAGAGGGAAACAAAATCCCTCGGAAAGAGGTGAAATGAATGGAACACAATCTGAAAATAAGTGTTTCAAGAAAGCCGATGAGAAACGATATCGCAGCTCTGCACACCATATCGTTAAGAGAACGCGTACTTAGTTTCCTGTTCGGCAGAAAACAGAAGATTACCATTATCGTGCCGGGTGATTCGGTGAAAGAGCTGGCAATCTGCAACATTAAGGAAGGGGGAACAGCATGATGGGGAAAATGAGTGAACTGGCAGCAGAGTTATCCGAGCTCAAGCATTGCGGCGAGGTGCTTATCAGCTTATCTGAGTCAATAATGGCTCTGACTTCAGGCAAAGATACACCTCAGCCGATGGATAAACCGTCAGCAAAAAAGAAATCCGATAGCGCTACAGCATCGGTCACTCTCGAAAACGTCAGAGCCGTCTGCGCCGAAAAATCCCGTGCCGGCTTCACAGCAGAGGTAAAGGCAATCATCACAAAGCACGGTGCGGACAAGCTGTCTGCAATCAAGCCGGAGGAATATGCAGCAGTTCTCGCAGAGGTGGAGGTGCTAGGCAATGCCGACTAACCATGCGATTCTCTCGGCATCGTCCAGCCACCGCTGGCTTGAATGCCCACCATCTGCGAAACTCTGCGCAGAAATGCCGGATACATCAAGCGAGTATGCGCAGGAGGGCACGGACGCTCACACTCTCTGCGAACACAGGCTGAAAGCCTTGCTCGGCAGAGAAACCACCGACCCAACAGAAAACCTCACCTACTACAACGAGGAGATGGAGCGCTGCGCTGTCGAGTACGCTACATATGCTTATGAGCAGGTCGAGAAAGAAAAAGTAGCCTGCAATGACCCCATAGTCCTTATCGAACAGAAACTGGATTTCTCTCGGTGGGTTCCGGAGGGATTCGGCACAGGTGACTGCGTAATCGTAGCTGACGGTACACTTTCCGTTATAGATTTCAAGTATGGCAAGGGCGTGGAAGTCCTCGCAGAGAACAACCCACAGATGATGTTGTATGCCCTCGGTGCTCTTGAATTATTTGACGGAATATACGACATATCCGCAGTGAGCATGGCTATATTCCAGCCAAGGCGCGACAACATCAGCGAATACATCATTTCCAAGGAAGAACTGCTCCGTTGGGCAAATGAGGTTCTCGCTCCGACAGCGCAGCTTGCCGCAAATGGCAAGGGAGATTTCAAAGCAGGTGAACATTGTCGCTTCTGCAAGGTCAGAACGACCTGCCGAAAACTCGCAGAATACAACCTTGCTCTCGCTCGTTACGATTTTGAACCACCTGCTACGCTTGATAATATCGAAATTGCCGCTATCCTTGCAAAAGCGGACGAGCTTGTATCCTGGGTGACTGATGTCAAAGATTTTGCTTTGCGGCAGGCGCTCAGCGGCGTTTCATACGATGGCTTCAAGGTAGTCGAGGGACGCTCTAATCGCAAGTACACAGATGAGAACGCAGTTGTTGAAGCCGTCAAATCCGCAGGATTTGACCCATATGAACACAGCGTTCTTGGTATCACTGCAATGACCAGTCTGCTCGGTAAGAAAAAGTTCAACGAATTGCTCGGTGGTTTTGTAGAAAAGCCACAGGGCAAGCCAACCTTAGTACCAATGTCGGACAAGCGTCCGGCGATCCATACAGCAAGCGAAGATTTCAAGGAGGAAAAGTAATATGCCAAAGTTTATCAATCCCACAAAGGTAATCACAGGACCCGATACAAGATGGAGCTACGCAAACATCTGGGAAGCAAAGTCCATCAACGGCGGCGCTCCGAAGTTCAGCGTATCACTTATCATTCCGAAGTCGGATACCAAGACGATTGAAAAGGTCAAGACGGCTATCGAAGCGGCTTACAGGGAGGGCGAGTCCAAGCTCAAGGGCAACGGTCGCTCCGTTCCGACGCTTTCCGCACTCAAGAATCCGCTCCGTGACGGCGATACAGAGCGCCCCGATGATGAAGCTTACGCAAACAGCTATTTCATCAACGCTAATTCTGCGACCGCTCCCGGTATCGTTGACGCTAATTGCAGCCCCATTCTGGAGCGCAGCGAGGTTTACAGCGGCGTGTACGGCAGAGCGTCCATCTCATTCTACGCATTCAACTCCAACGGCAACAAGGGTATCGCCTGCGGTCTGAATAATCTTCAGAAGATACGCGATGGCGAGCCGCTTGGCGGCAGAACCCGTGCCGAGGACGATTTTGCCACAGATGATGACGATGATTTTCTGTCTTGAGGAGATACACGATGATGACAACTGAAAGCGTTTTGCTTGCTATCTGCTTTGGATATGTGCTTGGAGATACACTTTCTAAGCTGGTCGTAGTTGTTTCTGATGTTGTCAGGAGCATTAAGCGCCGCAAGCAAACTAAAACTGGCAAGTAATACAAACAGGGCGGCAGGAGCTATCTTGCCGCCTATTTTGAGGTGAACTATGGATAAAATTAAAACACTGTCAATTGACCTTGAAACATTCAGTGATGTTGACCTTGCAAAATGCGGTGTTTACAGATATGTTGAGTCACCCGCATTTGAGATACTGCTGTTCGGAGTTTCAGTGAACGGTAGCGATGTTGTGGTGTACGACCTTGTGCAGGGTGAGAAAATACCCGCAGAAATTCTCGCTGCGCTGACTGACAACAGCGTTATCAAGTGGGCGTTCAACGCGACCTTTGAAAGAGTATGTCTGTCGAAATATCTCGGGTTGCCAGTTGGTGAATATCTTGACCCGCAATCGTGGAGATGTTCGATGATATGGGCGGCATACATGGGACTTCCGCTGTCGCTTGCCGGAGCGGGAGCAGTTCTCGGACTGCCGGAACAGAAGCTGAAAGAGGGTAAGGAACTCATCAAGTATTTCTGCGTACCGTGTACTCCTACCAAAGCGAACGGCTTCAGAACGAGAAATCTTCCCGAACACGCGCCGGAAAAATGGGCGCAGTTCAAGGCGTACAACAAGCGCGATGTCGAGGTTGAAATGTCTATTCAGGACAAGCTGCGGAAGTTCCCTGTGCCTGATTTCGTGTGGGAGGAATACTGCCTTGACCAGCAGATAAACGACCGTGGGATTGCTCTTGATATGGCGGTTGTAGAGAATGCAATCACATTTGACGAGCGCTCAAAGGCTCTGCTTTCGGCAAAAATGCAGTCGCTCACTTCTCTTGAAAACCCGAACTCCGTTCAACAGATGAAACAATGGCTCTCCGAGAACGGCTTGGAGGTTGACAGCCTTGGCAAAAAGGAGGTAGCGTCAATGCTGAAAACCGCACCGCCGCAGCTTGCGGAGGTTCTGGAACTCCGTCAGCAGCTTGCAAAATTCTCGGTGAAGAAGTACCAGGCTATGAAGAATGCTGTCTGCTCTGATG